GAGCTGGTTGGCGTTGGGTCAGCTGTGGCAATTCAACCGTTCTGGGATAGCCATCAGAAGTCTTGGTTCTGCACCCCGCAGGTGCCGTCCATCGTGGAGGCTCTGATTGAGGCCTACGAGGCTCCTAGAGGCGTGTCAGATGAGGCTGTGGCCTTTGCTGACCAGTATCGGGCTGACAAGGTTTTTGATGCTTACTGGAAGCCAATCATGAAGGAGTTGACCTCATGGTGCCAGTCATCATCGTCCCCGTCCTAAACAGGTATGACCTACTAGACCGTTGCCTACAGTCCATCGACTATCCGGTGGAGACACTCATCGTCATCGACAACGGTGGGCAGTCCACGTTGCATGATTGGCCTTGGGTGATTGACCGTCGCCATGTCAAGAACTATCACGTCTGGTCTATGCCCACGAACCTTGGTGTCGCCCCATCATGGAACCTCGGTATCAAAGCAACCCCTCACGCTGACGGCTGGATCATCCTCAACTCTGACGCATACTTTGAGCCTGGACAGTTAGAGGTTTTCTACAAGGATTGTCAGGCTGATTCGGTGACATTGACTGAGGCGACACCTGGTTGGTGTTGTGCATGGATTGGGTCTGAGGTGGTTGCCAAGGTTGGGTTATTTTCGGAATGTTATGTTCCCGCCTATTTTGAGGACAACGATTTTGAGGAACGCGCTAAACGGGTCAACATAAAGTTCTGGACTTCTGACGCTCGAATCTGCCACGACAATTCTTCAACAATTAAATCTGCACCAGAGTTGGGCGAACGCAACGGTAAGAGCTTTGCATCGAATGCTGCGCTTCATGCTTTGCGTTGGCAGTCAGGGTTGCCTGATGCTGGTCATTGGGATTTAACACGACGAAGGGAACTGGGATGGGATTAGAGGACTACAACCTTTTGCATGAAGGCGAAACAATTTATGTCATTGGGTCAGGTGCGACCTTGGATTATTTGTCACCTGATTTCTTTGACGACAAACTCAGCGTGACAGTCAATTTCTCTGGGTCAGTTTTTGGGATGAAAAACTATTACTGTTTCAGCCATTATCACAGCGACGCTGTTCATGAAGCTCAACTAAAAGAATCAATTGCAGTCTTCACCCCGTTGCGTGAGCATGGAACCGATGCAGAGTTTCAAGGCTTCATGCCAAAGATCGTGACGTTCGGGACACGCACCGGAAGACCAGGTACGTCGTTCAATCCACATGACAAGGATTGGCCTGTTGAGTATGACCAGTTGGTTATCGGGTCTTCAGGCATTCATGGGGCGATGCACCTGGCTGCATACATGGGCGCGAAGTTCATTGTGTTGGTTGGGGCTGACTGCGGTTCGCTGGGTGGCAAAGACAGGGTTGACGGTTATGTAACTGGCGATACTCATTGGGCTTTGTATGAGCGTCATCTTCGAGACATGAAGCAACGGTTGTGGGATGTGTATTCGTGTCAGGTGTATTCGTTGAATCCGTTTGTGAACTATTCGCTTGAGGGTGTGCAGTATCGTGGTGCTGCGTCAATCAACTAGAATCAGGTCACTATGCCAATCACCAATGGATATGCCACACGCAACCAAGTTAAGGCAGCTCTCCGCATTGGAACGGCTGACACCCTTGATGACGACTTGATTGATAACTGTGTTGGTGCAGCGTCACGTTTGATTGATGGTTATTGCAATCGTCGCTTCTGGCAGACAGGAACAGCAGAGGCAAGAATCTTCCAAGCAGAAGATTCGTTCTACTGCTCGATTGATGATATCGCTGGAACAGCGTTGACTTTGAAAAGTTCTACTCAGGCTGACGGAACTTTTGACTTGACATGGAGCCGTTCCGATTATCAACTTGAACCGTTGAACGGAAACCTTGACGGGTTGATTTGGAGTTACGACAAGATTCGTGCTGTTGGCGATTACCTGTTCCCAACGGTTAATGCCAACTATGGTGAGCAGGCTTTGGTTCAAGTGACTGCTGTGTTCGGTTGGCCTTCGGTGCCGGAGCCAGTAACACAGGCAACGATCATTCAGGCTTCACGCATCTTCAAACGCTACGACTCGCCATTGGGCGTAGTCGGATTCGGCGATCTCGGACAAATCCGTGTGTCTCGATACCTTGACCCTGATATGGCTCAGTTGGTTGAGCCGTATCGTCGTATGCGGATTTTTGCATGAGCTACTCAGTCACCGAAATCAAGACTGGTATCGCCAACGCACTTGACAATATCCCAGGATTGAGGGCTTACGCCCAGCAACCAGACAACATCAATGCACCTTTTGCTTGGCCTATGTTGGATTCGATTACTTACAATGGGGCGATGCGTGGTGGGTTGGTGACCCATATTTTCGTTGTGTCGGTGTGTGTCGGTAGGTCTGCGGAGCGTACCGCTCAGACTGCTTTGGATGGGTATCTGTCTTATGAGGGTTCGACTTCGGTTCGTGCAGCATTGGAAGCGGATCGGTCTTTGGGTGGGGTGGTGCAGAACTTGCTGGTTGAGTCTGCCTCAAATATCTCCACGATGGATGGCAACGATGCGACTTACCTGATGGTTGACTTCCGTGTGGTGGTGTACGCTTAGTTGATACGCAATCCTGCGAGCGTGTAGAGTTTTACTAGTAAATCTTCGAGTGCCGGAAGGCAGGAGTATCAAACATGGCAAAGCAAGTTCTCACAAACGTAGCGGTCACCTTCGGCACGGCTAACCAAGACATAACTAGTTACGTAGCATCAGTAACTCTAAACCTGTCAAAAGCTGAAGTTGCTACAACTAGCTTCGGTTCGTCTGGTGCGGTCACCCGTATCGCAGGTCTTGCAGACAACTCAATCACACTTGAGTTGCATCAGGATTACCCAACGATTGAGAAGTTGTTCTACGACGCTTGGAACGCTGGTACTGCTGTACCAATGACAGTCAAGCCAAACGGTACTGGCGCTGCTTCTTCTAGCAATCCATCGTATGCGTTTCAGGCTCTCCCGTTAACTTGGACTCCAATTTCTGGGGCGGTGGGCGACCTAGCCACAGCCTCTATCACGTACCCAATTGACGGTGCTGTAACTAAGACCGGTACTGGCGCATAACTTTTAACCTTTAACCCTGCGGAGGAAAAATGAAGATAGCTCTAGAGATGACTTCTGCTTTGGATCAGTCCAAGCGAACCATCATGGCAACATTCCCAGACTTTATTGCTTTTGAAAAAAAGTTTAATAAGAGTGTTGCGAAGTTTGAAGCCGAACTGACCTTGACTGATCTTGCGTTTATCGCATGGCATTCGGAACATCGTCAGAAGAAGACCGGTTTAGATTTTGATTCATGGATTAACGATGTCGAGACTTTGGAGTTGGGCAACCAAGCTGACGCTGTGATCGTCCCTTTGGAGATCAGTCAGCACATTGGATGATTGCGTATCTCTCCGTGGAAACGGGGATATCGCCTTCCTCTTTGCTGGCAGAAGACCCTCGAATGTTGTTCACGATGTTTGCTTATTTGCGTTGGAGAGCAATTCATCTAAACAAGTAGTCTTGCTGTATGGCGGTTTTCGGTAGAGCAGGTCAGGCCACTATTACCGGTGGTAATGATGCGATTCAGATACAAGGTATCTTTGAGTTTCTGCGTGATGCTTCAAAGGCTGATAAACGCTTTGATGTTGAGATGCGTAAATCTGCTCAGGTAGTCGCACAGTTGTTGGTGGATAAAGCCAAGGTTGAGGCTGGGACTGTCACTCGTAATCGTCAGGCTACTGAGGTTATGAAGGGGATGCGGGCTAGGAGTGACCGTATTCCTACGGTGAAGTTGGATTCAAAGTCAGGTTTTGTTTCAGCGTCTAATCCGAACCGCAAGCGCAAACGTAAGGTCACCAGGGGTGACGTGTTCTTTGGTGCTGAGTTCGGTGGTCAGGCTCGACCTAGGACTAAACAGTTCTTGCGCCATCGTGGGCGTTCGGCGTATTTCTTTTGGCCTACTGTCCGTAAGGAAAAAGAAAACATCGCCAAGCAATACCTAGACGCTATTCAAAAGGTTTTGAACACCCTAAAAGATTCTTGACTTCGGCTGATTTTCCTGTACCCTTCTAGGAGGAGGGGTTATGGCAGTTCTGTTTAGGAATGTGAAGTCTATTTATCCGAAGCCGTTGGCTTCGTCTTGGGTGCAGTTGAAAGAGCTGTTGTCGTTCCATGAGGAGAACGCAGTCAAGCAGGCTGTGGCGTTGTGGTCACCGGTTGAGTATGACTTGGGTACGACTAGAGGGAACCGTAATGTCAGGTTTGTTGAGGCGTTGGTTGTCGACATGGACGGTGAAGCGTTTGACGATGCACGTCTTGACGGGTTGGAATGGTTTGCATATTCCACTTATTCGCATCGTCTAGACGATCCTCACTATCACCTTGTTTTGCCGTTAGCGGAGAAGGTGCCTGCTTCGTTGTGGCGTGTGGTGTGGGCTGAGTTACATGACCGTATTGGTTTGGTTGGTGACCCTCAGACTAAAGACCCTGCACGTATTTTCTATCTTCCTCAACATGCACCGGATCAGCCGTTTGAGTTCCATGAGGGTCATGGTGTGTTGCTTGATTCATCGTTCAAGTTGGATGTTGAACCTGTTGTCAATCCTGTGTCGCCTCGCTCGAAGCAGGTGCGTCAACCTCGTCAGCGTCGTGCTGGTTCCGAGGTGTTGGATGAGGCTTGGTGGAATGAGCCTGTAGATATTTCTCGTTGGGATGGTCTGTCGGGGAAGGCTTTGTATTCTGCGATGCTTGATGAGTTCGTTGCTTTGCGGAATGGGTTGTCTGTTATTGAGTAGAATCGTCGCATGGCTGGTGAGCGGACGTTCGTTGTTAAGTTTATTTCTGATACCGCTGCAGCCAAAGCAGGGCTGAAACTTTTATCCGGTGACATCAAGGGTTTCGGCAGTCAGGTTTCTAAGACCTCACCTTTGTTTGGTGCTTTGGCGGTTGGGGCTACCGCAGCGTTTGGTGCTATCGCTGTTGGGTTGACTAAATCGGTTAAGGCTGCGATGGAAGATCAGAAGTCGCAGGCAGAGTTGCAACGTCAGCTGGAGAAAACCTTTGGAGCCAATGAGGCGTTAACTGCTTCGGCTGAACGGTACATCTCGGTTACACAACTCCGCACCGGAACGTCGGATGTGGAGCTTAGAACTTCGCTGGGCTTACTAGTTCGTTCAACTGGTGACCTGACTCAATCTCAAGACCTACTCAATACTGCTCAAGATATTTCTGCTG